CAGACCTATTCTTACGTCTGTGGATGCGTGGTTTTCAACACAGGGTCTCGCCTAGACCAGACTTCAGGTCTCGAGGGTCGCTGTCATGTAGGTGCCCAGCGCTTGGATGGTCCCAGCGCCGATCATGTCAACGACGAACTTCAGCGAATCCGTCGCCTTCAGCACGACAGGCAACCAGACGTACATCGTGTCATGGTCACCACCGATGAGCTGCTTCTGCTCCTCGCGAATCACGACGCCGTTCAGCAACGCCCGGAATGCGTACAGACCGGACGAGACGACGCCCATGTTCACGATGGTCTCGAACAGATACTTCCCTTCGGGGGCCGTGATGTTGCCACTCGTGTCAATGCTGATGTCGACTTCGGACTTGTCAGTGCGCACATCAAGTGGTACAACGCTCCCTCCAATCGGGACCGTCGCAGCGCTGACGATGTCAACGTTGTTCTCGAGCTGCCCATCCCAGAGCAACTTGAACTTCGGTTCCGTCTGCCGCTGCGGCAGGTAGAGCTTGACCTTGTACTTGACGTAGATCTCGATGACGGCGGCCTCAGCGCCCTGGGTCACGCCGTCGAACGCAATGCGCAGACGGCCGACGTCGTACAGGCGCGCGTCGCCGCTGTCCGCCTCGTGGCGGATGAACTTGAAGTTGCCAATCGGGTGCATGCCCTCGTACTCCAGCTTCATGGTCGGTCCGTCCCAGACCGACGATGAGATGGCTCCGTAGTTGTTCATGAACTCTTCCATGCTCGTCGGATCCTTGTCCTTCGAGTCGTAGTCCACGAACAGCGCCACAGAGCCTGGGACACTGGTAGGCGTGCGTGACACGAGCTGTACTTCAGCTCGGTCAACCGAGTAGAACTCCCAGTTCTCGGCCGTCTTGTGAAGCCACGGGAACGTGTCCTCCAGGCCCGGGTTCAGGCGCTTGTCATAGCAGATCTCGAAGCCCGTGGTCTCGTTGGTGATGGTCCCAAGAAACTCCGTGTGCTCCACGACCGTATGATCGCGCCCCGGCCGGAAGACCGGACGTGTGTTCCGCGACTGGTAACTGACCGCCACAGGGGCGGCAGAACCGCCGTTCATGCGAGGTCCAAGGTTGTTGCGACTGCGACTGATGCGTGTCATCTTGACTGATTTTCGGCGGGACGATGTGCCGTACGCCCCGCACCCACTGGTGCCCCCGGTGATCAGCCGGGGGCAAGGAACGACGGCTTACGCCGACGACCCGGCACGGTCGTCGGCGCAAGTCGTCGCGCCAGTGTTTTGGTCCGTGTGAGCGAAGCGACACTT